TTTTGTCATTAGTCTCAAAAATTGTAATGGTTTTGTCCCAATAACTAGATGGTGATATTTCACTATCACCACTTTGTTCAGAGACCCCAATTCGTCTCGCACGTCGCGAACGCAATAGATCAATCGTAATGAATAAAGATTCAACTTTACTCGATAAACGAATATATTCTTCAGCATGTTTGCGATATGTTTGATTAGTCAAATACGATCTAGAAGATCGAATTGCCTTGGGCTTCAAACCATTTGCTTTAAATTCACAAGCTTTCAATTCAGATTCGGCGTGTTCGCGCCTGGCAATCAGAAGAGGAAGAGAAGTGTCAATATCAAAAACAATTTTTTCAGCAGACTTGTTTATACACGGTGAGATACAGTCCTAATCACACACCATGTTGTTTCTATACTCGTTTAGGTGGCTGAGTTCGCATAAGCCACATATAGTCTCCGCATTTCCGGATTGTGCTGAAACACACACATCACCAGAACGATCGAAAAGACCATAGTTAATTTCTTCCTCCAGGATAACCATTAAATCTGGACATAGGGATTTTAACACAATCCCATAGGGGGGAACTGAATTGCACACAACTGTGTAATCAGCATTATAATTCTCACAATAGGCCTTGATGAGATCATCTCTCATTCCTACCCATTGTTTTTGGTCCAAATGAAAGAAAAGTTCACGCAGAGCTGAATTAACAGTCTGCATTATCTGATCTGCTTCAGAGACAAAATTGGAAGGTATATACCATCTTAATGATCTGCATATAGAGTTCATATCTAGTGGAGCTACATATCTCCCCAACACGTCATGAAAGACAAACTTTCTCTTCAAGAAGGTCATATCCTCAACATCAACGAAGGGGGTAAACTCTAATGACTTTGATGCACTAGTATATTCCATACCATATTCTTCTGCCACAAACTTAGAATAATCGATATTATTCATAAATTGAGCTACTTCAGGTTTAACTGAAGCCAGAAGATCATCTCCATAAGTTTTCATGAGAACAAAATCAAAGAAATTGTAATTCAATCCTAATTCAGCTGTTTTAGTATAAAAATAATACATAGCCATAATTAGATTTCTTAACCCATTCTCCTCTGCAGTGCCATATTTTCCAGACATTTCCTGTCCAGGTGAACAGAACATATCAAGATTAACAGCTCCATAAGGGAAAATATTGTCGGTCAGAATTCCTCTAAGAATTTGGAGCGCTTCTTCATTGAAACCCATTCTTTTTGAAACTTCATAAATAATGGAATTGGCAGCCCATGCAATATCGCAGGGCATCATTTGGTCAAAATTACCAAAATCACCTTCCATCATAAGCATTGAGAACTCAGTAAGTTCTTTATAGAGAGCATCTGAATCCATGTGCATGTTAACACCCACACAGGTAGCAAATAACTCTCCAAATTGGACTTCCGATGTATAGAAAGGGCTCAAAAACATACGACTAACAATCAATGCACACATAGGTGACATCCAAAATAATCGTGTTTTCCCCTTCTCAACCTTTGAGGTTTCACGGGGTTCATCTTTCAAAGACGCAGAATAAACTACATGATTAACTTTTCCAGCCTTGTATTCTTCAAGCATATGCAAAACGCGTTGTTTCAAATCGTCTAAGATTTCTCTTTTTCCATCCTCATTTACAACGGGAGCATATTTCTCTTTCTTTCCAGGCCATCCATACCCACCAGCAGTAGTACAATTGATCTTACGAAGAAAAGCATCACATTCAGCACCATTAAGGGCTTCATCAATAGTCATAGGAGACCATTTAATGCCTTCTTTTTTCAATTTAGAACAAATTCTAGTAGTTAACTCAACAACAATCTTATGTAGAATGTCCCGATTCAAGCTCTTCTTTTGTTTTCCTAACTTCTTCAAACACAAATTATAAGTTGATATAAACTAATGAGAAGTAGAATGTACAA